CCGTCTATCTTTGCGTACCACGGGCAGGGTGTAGCCCTGTTGAGTACAAATACTGAGTGGTGATGTGACTGACAGTCCCACGGCTGTGCCAAATAAGTAGGAATAGGTTCAGGCCAGTCATCTAGGGGTGTGTCTCCCACTAGGGCAGTCAGGGGCATCCGTGCCCACATAGCCCCACCATGTACGTTTTCGTCAGTTTCTTCACACCCTGTAAACAAAACTTGAAATGATAGGGTACGCATTGGTAGAGTAGTTACACCGATTACCATAGCGTGTAGGTACTCACCGTGGTATCTGTCGTGATTGGTTGTGTATTCTCTGCGTACCCAAGCCTTGAAGTAGGGAATATTGCTTGTGATGTAGTTCATCGTCACCTCCAGTAGAGTTTACCCCGGCGGGGATGAACGTATATACCACAGATTAAAAGAAAGGTCAAGGGGGCAAGTTGCCCTGCCCCCTCGTATTACTTAGGCGAACGAAGCCGCTGTCTCTGCAGTACCAAGTTCTGCAATCACTGCGAACACACGTACCTTGCCGTCGAATGTTGCCGTGTTAGCAATCAAGTCGATGGTGTCGGCAGCGGTGTACAGCTTTGCAGTACCGGCTGCATTGTTGATCTCGTGCCCAGTAGCAGTACCGGACAGAGCAGCAACATAGAGATCATCGTCAGTGTCGTCACCAAGATCAAGGACTGGCGAACCAGTTGATGCTACGGTGAGGACTTCCACGCCTGCCATGAGGACAAGAGTGTTTGCGTTCATTTCGAATACCTCTACGGAATCCGAAGTAGTCAGGCTGGTAGTTGAGAAGTCGAGAACGACCTCAATGATCTGTGGCTTGATGCCAACAGGTACGCCAGCAACAGCACCAGTTACGGTATAAGTAGCCATCTATCTAGCCCTCCTACGCGAAGTCGATGACGCCGCGAACGACAGCTTCTGGGCGCAGAACTTTGCGACCAAAAACGTGCAGACCACGAATAACGTCAGAGAACGACTCAGTTGAACGAACCACTTCGGTCTTAGCAATGTGCGAAGCAGTGGATGTGGACGACATGTGACCTGCGAGAATAACATTCTCAGAGGCATCAGTTGCCACACCAGACAGAGTTACCTGATCGGTGCCTGCTGTCGAATTAAGCGCAGTTGACTTGTAACAGCGGAAACCAGCAAGGGTGCCCGGAATTGCAAGACCGTTACGCAGTGGTGAAGTTGCATCGCCGGTTACCTGTACTTCAGCCATCTTATTACCGGCTTGGAACATCTTCTCGTAGAAGATCGGCGGTGCTACGAACCAGCGATTCTCTTCCGGCACGGACTGATCGTCGAGCGTACGTGCCATCAGCAGCATCAGGTTGATGCCTGCATCGTCGGTTTCTACGTTGATTGGAGCAGATGCCGTACCCAGAGCAGAGTTGGTAGTGGTCAACCCGCCAGAGAGTGAGGCATCGTCAGCACCTGCGATACCTGCGCCATCGGAGATAGCCTGCAGGACGTTCGCGTCGTACTTACGCTTCAGGGCAAATGCACCAGATGAGGTAGCAAGTGCTTCGAAGTTTACGTGCGAGTGCCGCTCTTCGATGTCGTCGATCTTAAACGCGAAAGCGTTTGCATTATCGACAACCATCGTGATTTGATCGTCAGCCAAGTCTTGTGCGTTTACAACGGAACCCCGTGTGTATGCACTGACAGTGACTGTTGGTTCTTTGATGATGCGAACCGTGTCGCCAAAGTTTTCAATTTCGCCCGCGTAGTCGGTGTTTGTAATGTCTTCTACAACCGAAGCACGACGGAAGAACTTGAGAACCTTTTGGCTGAAAATTTCCGGTGCGAAGTTACCGGAAGGCAGGTTATTATAACCTGAAGCACTATTGAATGCCATTGGTTCTTTCCTTCCTGTTTGAGGTTAGGTTAGTTGTTGGGGTCGATCCGTCCCTCTTGACGTGCAGCGTCGAGTTCCTCTTCGAGTCTCTCGAACTCCCACGGCTTGAGGCTGCGGATTTCAGAAGACTTCCAGATGCGCTTCTCTCCGCCCTGTTCTGCAACGATGTCCCTAGCTTTAGGGGCACGTACAGAAGTTGCAGCATCGTTTTTCGCTCTGCTAGTCTTCTTTTTTGAGATTCCTGCGTCTGCTTTGTACAGATCAAGAACTCGTGAGGCCCAACGAGCGTCGGTATTGTTTTTGTAGATACCATCCGAAATAGATTCGGGTTGCTCTTGTAGCCAAGCTAAAAACTTGTCGTCCGATTTGATCGTATCGAAGTCAGGGTGATTAGCTGTTAGTTCGCGGTAAGCAGCCTGTACTACCGTTTCCTTCTCACGCTCCTTGATAACCTTCAGTTCTTTCTGGAGTTCGTTGGTGCGTTCACTGGCTTGCATCGCTGCTACAGTTTCTACTACACCATACACATCAGGGTATTGCGCTTTGAATTCTTCCAACTCTTCAACTGTCTTCGGCATAGGCACGTTTGCCTGTTTCGTTGCCGCTTCTAGCTGTTGTCTTTCCGCCTGAAATTCTGCGAGTTTTGCATCGTAGTGCCGCTTCAAGTCATCGTATCGCTTCTTGTAGTCGTGATCCGGTTTCTCTTGCGTCGTCTCTACAAAGCTTGTAGATTCAGGTTGGTCGGTATCTTCGCTTGCTTCTACCTCCGGGGTATCGTCGTCGTCTTTGTAAACGTCCTCACGATAGTTGCCTTTGTAGAGAGTATCGCTATTGATAGTTCCGAAAGAGTCGTTCGGCTTGTTGGCTCTTGCGCCACGTACTTGTTTTGCCATTTTATTACCTCTGGTTAGCGGGGCTACTTTGGCTTGTAGGTAGCCGCTCCGGTTGTGTCAGGGCCGCGTTGCGGGTAGCTGACGAATTCTATTTATTAATGCCCAATTCTTTTTTAGCAGCGTAGTACTTTTGCATTGACGCATCATTGCCAAAGTGTTTTCGCACCAAGTCTTCTTCCGACTTGCTCATTCCTGCTTTGTATCTCATGTACAAACCAGCAAGGGTGGGGTAGTGCTTTTTATGTTCTTCTAGGGGTATATTGCCGTAACCTAATCCCCGATACTTAGCTTTTTCTTTTTCTGAGGCGTTTGTCTTTTTAGATGATCCTTCTGGACCTACGTAAATATCTCCATATTTTTTTACGTTAAGTGCGTTACGCCCTTCTGCAATTAATTTTTCGTAATATTTTTTAAGTCCCGGCTCAGTTTTAAATGCTAGGTCTAGTTCTCCAAACCTGTCAGTTTTCATAGCCTCTAGTGTTTTCTTTGTAATTTGAAGGGGGCCAAATGCAGAAGATTCTTTGCCTGTTTTATCGGACCGTGTAAAGAAATACCCTTCGTTTCGATCCTCATACCCCCTAGTTTCTACAAGAGTCAGGGCTTTTTGCACTGCTCCTATATCAATATCATTAACAGTATACGGGGGTAATCCTCCTGAATCGTACTCTTTCTGCTGTATAAAGCCTGAGGGAGTGGGCGTTGTTACATTCAAGCCTGACTTCATTAGTTCGACTGCAGAAAGCGGCCCAGCATAACGAAGCATACCTCCGCTATTGTATCCCCCTATAAATCCTCCCTGCGCTGCAGCCTGACGGCGTTCCACTTCGGGCTTGCCCCTGTTGTTTTCTTTTTCTAGGGCAGCGTATCCGCCAAATTTGCCGATATCGTCTACGTCGATAACGTATTCGCCCTTAGAGAGGGCTACGTCCATCATCTTGCCACCCTTTGCAGCCTTGCGTTTTTGTGGGCCTTTGGGTAGCTTGCCTTCTTTTTGTAGGCGTTCTGTGGTTGGTGCGTTGAGAACAAACGATCCTACACGGACACGGTGGTTCTCTGTGTCGGCAACTGTAGTGCCCTTTGCATAGTTCTGGGGTGGGCCGTCTACGAAGCCGGTAGACTGTATAGGGTCAACTTTGCCACCTTTGTTTTTTTTTACGATGCCGCCCTTGCGGTATTGATCCACATCCATGCCATCGAATAATTCTTCCCCAAGAACACCCCGCACAACTCGTGCAGCAGGTGTTTCCATAAAGTCTTGCAGTACAGCGTAGTCTTTTTTGTTTAGTTTCTTTACGCGACTCAAAACTCGCTGCTGATACTTATTCATTTCTTTAGACACAGAACAATCCTTCCCACAGCGTAGCAAACAGGCTCCCAAAACGCTCTTTCGATACGTCCTATCGGATGACGTTTACCCTTCTTCTGCATCCAAATGTCTGCAGTGCGACGACGAGCAATCCCTTCCAATATATTACGAACAAACTTGCGAGGCCTAGTAACGCCGCCGTATCCGTATGTTACGAGGGGCTGAAAGATAGCGTGATATCCTGCTTGATACTCAGGAGCCATGTCACGACTGTGTGCCAGCCAAATAGCTTGACGGAACGAGCCAAAACCGTAGGCTTGGTTCATGGCTGTGCAAACAATTTTGCCGCCACCGCCATCGTCGTCATCGTCGTCCGGTGAAGTGCCACCTCCCGGCGCACCTCCGGGACCACCATATGGATCGTCTGGGCCGCCTGCATAGGGTGGAGGCGAGGACGGGGGAGGTGCGCTTGATGATGTATCGTCATCGTCGTCCGGTGAAGTGCCACCTCCCGGCGCACCTCCGGGACCACCGTAGGGATCGTCTGGGCCGCCTGCGTAGGGTGGGGGCGAAGGCGGGGGAGGAACAAAGGAGTCATCGTCCGGTTGAGACGGAGGGCTTGGGTCCATTCCCGGATCACCCGGATAAAAATCATCTGGTTGAGAGGCGGGAGGAGAAGTCGGAGGAGGAACAAAGGGATCATCTACACCGGGGCGGAAGTCTCCTGCCCCCGCATCATCCTCTGGCGGAGTAATGCCTGTATCAGGGTCTGGATCATCATCAAAATCAGGCAGTGGGGGCTGCGGAACAGGAGTAGCAGGAGTATCTGTATCAGGGTCAAAGTCTCCCGCACCCGCATCACTCTCTGGCCCTGTAAGACCTGTGTCGGGGTCTTCATAGTCTGATCCCGGAGGAACAGCAGGATCAACAGGAGGCTGATAGTTCATGGCAAGAAGCTGATCTATAATTTGTTTTCTCTGTCCGGCAGTCAAGCCCTCTGGGAGTACGCCTGAAAGTACGTATCCACCAAAAGGTCCGGGTGATACGCCAATAATGCGATTACCCAACATTCCTACACCGTATCCAGCTTCTCCTGCTCTCATTTTATTTTGAATGTTGGTAAGATTTTTTTTAGATATCGCTGATCCCGCAGCGATAAATGGATTAAATCCCAGAGGGGATAGTCCTGCTCCCAGATACTTATCCATACCTACAAATCTGTCGCCTACGTCGGCTCCGATACCCGTTACGTCTAAGGCTCCGGTGTAGTAAGTTTCGCCGTCTTCTCCTCCCACGCTCGTGCCAGAGTAAAATGAGTCAGGACTTGTATAGTCTGGTGTGGGACGAAAACGATCACTGATGTCCATCCGTTCTTCGTCGTCAAACGGACTGGGAGCCTTCACTGTTGGCCGCGTCACACCGGGAGTCGTGCCCAGTAATGCGCCTGATGCAATATTTTTTAAAAACTGTGAAGCCATTACTCTTTTGCTCTTACTGCTGCATCATAATCAGCCTTGAGGCCCTTGATCTGTTCCAGTGAAGTTATCCTCCCCTGCAGCCGGAACACTTCCAGTTCCGATTGTGCCGCCACCAACGCCCGAAGCGTCATCTGGATTTGCTCCCGGAGGTACTCCTCCAAGCTGTCCCACGCTTCCTTGTTCGCCACCAGCGGGCTGACCTTGCTGGCTTGCTTCTTGTTGAGCATTGGCTAGTCCTTTCAACATCTCTGCAAAAATCTGTGCCTCATTCATGTCGTTTACGAGGCTGTCCGGATCGATGTCCTGTGCTATGGCAAGTTCACGCATAAGGTTTGGAATCTTGATGAATGGTGCTAGCATTGGGTTCGATACGGTCTGCAGCAGGGTGGTAAGTCTCTGACTGCGTACTTCCTTCTGCATCACTGCAGCTACACCACGAGGCTTGATCTCTAAGTCACCCTCAATCTCCGGTGAAGAATCGTTGAACTGCATGTTCCACTGGAAGTATGCCTCACCCAGCGGCTTGAGAAGCTGGTCATCTATGTTCTTGATGACTGTCTTCAAGGACAAACTGGCCCCACCTAACAGCATAGACAGACCTGACGCGGTGCGTCCCGTGCCAGTTACGCCTGTCTGACCGTGCATAATCGACGGCAGTCCTGTCTCTTCGTCAGCAAGCTGTCGGCTAATCTGATACATCTGAATATTCTCAGGTGCCGTATTTGGAAACTTGAGGCCATTGATTGCTGTGCCGGTAACGCCTGACTGTCTGCGGAATATCTTGCCGGGGAAGATATCCATGTTCTGTCCGGGAACCAACGATGCTTCATCAACATCGAACACAAGATTGCCAGCAAGAGCGAGGTTGTCAATTGCCATACGAACGTGGCCGTTCATCAGCAGTTGAGCGTCTTCCATGTTTTCTGCTACGCCAACACCCCACACTTGGTATGGATTGATTTCGTATGGAAAGACTTGATAGGGTATGCGGGCTGGTGTGAAGGGATTTAGGACACAGCGAAGAATTATGGTTCCGCATGTCCAGACGTTCACCTGTACCTGTTCAAACTCACTCATGTCCGAAGGGACATCTAAGCCAGATTCTCGTGCTAGTTTGGCATCTAGGAAGCCCCAGTATTCTAGGATTTCGTAACGGCTATCCCCTACGTAGGGTTCTGTCTCTTCCTCACGAATCGTATCTTCGTAGTACTTGTCTTCGTAGTTAGGCCCTTTTGCTAGACACTCTTCAATAGCATCAGCGTAGAAGTGGGGCTGTGTTATTAGGTTACGAAGTTGTTGACGGTTCATACGGTGTCGTTGGATTACGTACTCGCAGTCGTCAATACTTGTAGCTGACGGATCAGGATGAAAATCCCACGCAGATACGTGTTCTATGCGCGGTACAACCCGCTCGTATGGATTGTACATACGTCCCTCTGGGCCGTTCTCCCAGCGGTGTATTCGCTTGTAGTGATTAAATGGTCCCTTGACGATGCCCGTACCCAAGAGTGCGGACTCGAAGATAGCACTGCGTAGTACGTTCACTGCGCGAGTGTCGAGAAGTTGATCGTGAATCATCTTCTCCATGTTTAGTGCGGCATTTTGTGCAGGCTTAATTTGGGGTTCGCCGACAAGGGCTGGTCCCTCAGACAAAGGGGCATTTCCGTACTTGCCTGCTAGACCGCCCAAGAAGTCTCCAGATGGTGTAGCCTGTGTAGCACCAAATGGAAGTTCCCTTCCATCACCGGCAAAACCATACGGGTCTTCCTGTGGCTGCATCTGATCTAGGGGAGTGGTTAGATGCGCAAACTCCGATATACCTTCTGGTATAGGAGTCGGTTCTATGACCAGTGGAAACTTTTTGTTGGCAAAGAGGATGTCTACAATCTGTCCGTATGCAGCAAGAACCTTAGTCTTTGTGATCTTGATAAATACCCTCGACTTCTCGCTGTCACGATACTGTGTAGTAGAATCATAGATGCCTCGAAAGTTCTTATACGCTCTCAGCCATCGCTGTTCGTATGAAAATCTTCCGTTCTCTGCCTCGTCGAACCGTGTCTTGACGTACGCTGCCAACCCCGGCATCTGCTCTTCGGGTTCGACAAGGGGTACAGCAGTATCGTCTGCAGGTTCTAAAAAGTTATCGGACATGTCGCTTCCTTAGTAGTCGCGTTCGTCTGCCATCTTAAACAGTGAAGCCTCTACAGTTGGCTTGGTTTGCTTTTTAGGCATAGCTTCGATCATCGGTCCTGTCTGAACACGAGTATCAAATTCCAAGCTTTCACGATAGAGAGAGGATGCACCCTCGTCCTTATCGACGCTTGTCTTGTCAGCGTTCATAATGTACGCTGCACCAAAGTTGTAGTTGTTACCGGCCATTCTTGCCTCCGTTGAGTGTTTAGCGGACTACGCCGCCGTAGAGAAACGATGGTGCTTGATCCATCGCGGTTGTTTCCCCTCGCATCGCATTAGCGCGGGCTTCGGGAACTGGTACGAACCCTTGTGCAGCCATGTCAGGCGCAGGGGGTGCGGGATCGGGAATTTTCGGGGCGGGCGCATCTGCGGCCTGTTGGCTGAAATCAATTCGGGGAACCATGCCCAGCACAGAAGCCATTTGGAGTGCTGTCTTTCCTGCTCCCTCCGGATCAGCGACAGCACCCGTAACCATTTCGCCAACGACGCCTGCGCCACCTCCCATGCGAGACACAAAACTATCCTCAGGCTGTCCCGTCAGTTCTGACGTAAAGGTGCGGCCTTTTTGTTCTGCAATGTCATAGCTTTCTTTGTCTACAACACCACCAATCAAGTCAAACAGCGGGCCGGGGGCGGACTTGGCCATAGCAAGCCCCGTAGTTGCTGCTGCTATAGCACTAGATTTGAGAGTCTTCTTAGCTGAAGAGAACTCTTCTGCCATATCAGCTAGGAAGTCATCAAACATTCCTGATGCTTGTTCTTTTTTTGCCGCTGCTGCTGCCTCTTTACTCTGCGCCTTTGCAACAGCGAGTGCCTCACTCTTTGCTACAGCCTGATCAATTTTTTCTTGGTCTATACCGGCCCGCGTTTCTACAGCAGCACTCTCGTCAAGAGCAGCCTGTAGGTCAGAAGCTGCTGCACTCGCTCTTAATTCAGACCGTCTAGCATTCCTAACTTCGTCGATAAGTTCAACATCAACTTCAGTTAGTGGTCCTACATTTTGATTAGCAGGAGTAGGAACAACATCAGAGCCGCGAGGTAAAACCTGAAGTTTAGGTGAACCTACAGCAGTTAGGTTGTTTGCAGAAACATTCAAACTAGCAGGCAGTTCGTTTAAGGTTTCTAAGCCCATTACTTCGGCCATCATGTTGTGAAGGCCATTGAGAGCTTGTCTTTCCGCACTTCCCTCGCCAGTTTCAATCGGAGATATGTAATTTGCGGCAGTCATTTTTTTGACTGACCCCATCATCTCATCGTAAGAGGCATGTCCCATAACTGTACTTACGGGTATACCCATGTTGAGTTCGCCAACCATAAGAGACGGAACAATCTTACGTATATCACTCGCACCAACAAAGGGACGGGGCTTCCCTCCCCCTAGTATCTTTTCGTACTGTTTAAACTGATCCCTTATTCCGCCTGCTACTTTTGTAGCTGTGGTCATTTGCGCCGTTGTACGATCAAATATTACGGACTGGCCGTTTGCTACGGCTGCAGCGTGTGCGTCTCTGAGTATCTCTAGGGCAACTTCGGGAAGTTGAATTGCCCCCCTAATTTTATTACCCCTTCTCCACTCTTCTTTAAATTGTCCTGTTTCGAAATCAAAATCATCTATACCTATTTTTCCTACTTCTCCCGGACGAAGGGGCACAAGGAAATTAAACGCTACGGCAGCGCGGGTTTGAGGATCGGGGATTGCATTAATACCCTTGATAAATGCGGGTATAGCATCTTGAGCGGGAGGAACAGCTTTGGGCTTCACACGAGACTGCCCAGCTTCGCTGGTGCCACGAGGCTGCACGGCAGTAGCCAATTCTAGTTCAGTCGCTCTTCCTGATGCCCCATACCCAATCTTGTATGAATACTCCGCACCCTCTTCAGATTGTGCAGCAAGCTTGCGGAGTTGCTGTTCAGCAGCACCTAGTTCGACGAACTGAGCATTCTTACCCTGCTCGTTAAGATCACGAAGAAATTTATCAGTTGATACAGTTGACCAGTTGTCGTCTAGGCCATACCCCATCGCTTTAATTCTGTTGAGTGTAGCACCGGGATTTTTCCGAATAGAAAGAGCCTCACGAATAGTAAGCGTACCATCCGCAGCCTTCGCTCCTATTTCAATCTTGCTTGCCATTTAGTATCCGAATACTTCGTCTTGGACTTGGTGAACTTGGTTCTTGATCGCATGGAGTTGCTGGTGTATCGAAGCGTAGCCACTCATGCGTGTCATCATTCCGTAGCGCAGGGCATCGTATGCGTGGTCTTCTGCCTTCGTATCTACGTCTTCGCTGTTCGTCTTGGAGAGTGGTATGCCTGCAATTTGCTTGACGATGTTCTGACACGATGAGAAGAAGCGTAGGCGTGGCTCTTCTGTGTATGGATCGTCAGCGAGGCGGCGGTGTATTTCCATCTTTCCTTGAATGCGATTGCGGTCTGATGGAGTCCAGCGCACACCCTCACGCATCATCACTTCTGCAATTGACGGCCCGAAACCCGTCTTGTTCCAACATGACGAGTCGAGGACCGTGTAGTGAGGTAGAGGGTCTAGTTGTTCCGCTTCTAGTATTCTAGCGGCTAACTCCTCTGCTGTCAAGTGCTTTTGGTATAATTCTCTGTATATCCAAATATTGTTGTCCCAGTCGATAGCACCCCAGAGAACACAGGATGGTGCTGCGTATCCGTAGTCGGCCATACGTATGCGAGGCCAGTTCGTTGGCAAGTCGAATGCTTCGACAACATGCTTGGATCGTGAAAATTCTGGGAAGGCCGCTCCCTCCGCCACGTCCCAATCCCCTTCAAGAAGCCTCTTCCGCTCGACTTCCGGGAGCGACCTGAGCATAGCCTCGTACTGGCCGTCTGCCATCAGGTAGGGATTGTCAGTCAGCCTTGCTGGTACGAACTTGCGGTAGAACAGGGGCTGACCAGCCTTTTCGTGACCCGCAGGCCACACAAAGGGATTTTTTGTTTCTACGTCGAAGGCAGGAAAAGGCTTGTTCTCTGGTGTTCCTTCGATGTAGGTCTTCTTGACCCACCAACCACCCACTCCTCCGGGGTTGGCTGTGCAGCGCATGTACAGGTGTTGCTGGAGTTCAGGATCAGTAGCACGAAGGCGAGAACGCAGGTAATCCCAGACATAAGGTGTGGGGTACTGCGTAATCTCATCGATGCCTATCCAGTTGAATGCCTGTCCCTGAAAGCGGGTTACGTCCTTGTCTTTGTCGAGGTAAGTGAACCAGATGGTTGCACCAGAGGGAAAGACCCACGTAGACTTCGACTCACGAAACTTCGCACCGGGAAATGCCTTGACGTATAATTGACGTGACTTATCGATCAGTTCGGTTAGTTCGTCGAGAGTACGCCTAAGAAGAAGCCCACGATGATTAGGGTTGTGGCAGAAGCGCAGAGGATCGGCCAAGAGAGCGAAACTCTTTCCGCCACCCGCTGCTCCACCATAGAGAACATCTCGTTCACTCGAACTGAGAAACTCTTCTTGGGGTCCACTGTTGGGACGGAATACGATCTGTGCATCATCCACCAAATCTGCAACGGCTGCAGGCAGGTCATCCAGATCACCCTGATCAACGACTGTCGTATCTTTTCCAACAAGGGCCTTCTCCACTTTGCCTATTTTGGTTTCGAGTTTGCGGGCGTAGCGACGTTTGTCCTCTGCCGCCTTCGTTGTCTTGGCTGCACGACGCTTGGCTGCGTTGAGTTTCTTTTGGGCAGCACGTCGGGCACGTTCCTTTGTAGACAGGTTGTACGTGGCTTTGGGTGCGTTGGGGTCTTTCTTAGGACGACCCGCCATCGATCACGACCTCTTTCTTGGGTGGCAGCAGGACAACGCCGTGTACTGCAGCTACGTTGTGGTTGATTGTCTCCTGCTGCTTCACTCCTACCCTGTTTAAGAGGCTCTCAGCAGCCTTGAGACGCAGATCATCACCGCGTTCGGGGGCGGGGTTGTCAATTGTGTCTACGAGGCGTGTAGCGGCCTTGTAGGCATTCATAGACAGGATGTCTTTCGTGCGATCTACGATCTCTTCAGCGAGTGTTTTGCGTAACCAGACTGCACTGCCCTTCGAGTAGCCCGCATCTACGGCTGCTTGGGTTACGTTGCCACCGTTTTCGAAGAGAATGTCGAGGAATTGCGTCTGTTGGGGCGTCAATTCACGCTTTTTTGGTGTTTGTTGGGGCAGGAGGTTCATAACTTAAGTCGATTCCTGTTTGGCAGGGGTACAAGTCGCGGCTACGATGACTTTTCCGGGCGTAACTGCGCGTATTTCACCTATCATCTGGACAACACGGGTCGCACAGTCACCCTCGTCGAGGTACGGACCCTTGATATCGGTGAATTGTGTGCATTCGTTGGGGCTGTGAAGCCAACAAGCGAATATCATAGCCGTGAACATAGCTGTTTTCCTAGAAGTGAAGAAGGGTGAGACGCATTCATGTCCGCTACCACTGGGTTAGTACAACTGAATTGTCGTGTAGTGGGGTGGTCCGACATAAAAATGCGGCTCACGTCAACAGTATAGGGACTTTTTACATGTGTGTCAACTTTTTTTCTTGACAAAATTAAAATCAGACTGTACTATGGGCATAGGCCCGCGGGGGTAAACCCCATAGGTACCCTCCGACAACCATCGGGTACTCCCCAACGTATCCTTTTTACTCATATTGATTACTATACTCGACACAATTGCTGTCGGGATTGCATACAGATACTGGTACTCCCCCGGTGGCCTTAGCGACCCCTATGGGCCGTTCCCCATCGGTGATGCCAAGGTGGCCAACAATTCGACAAACCCAAACAAAGCCCCGCCGGATTCACTCTTGCATGTGCGTCTGGCTCTTTTTTTTACCATCCGCCGACAATTTGTCATGTGCCTTACTTCATGGGGCGTGTGTCACGGGCAAAAAGCGCAGCAATCCCCGAACAAGTAACCCGCCAGATTATCCCGCCTAAACAAACCCGTGCGGTATTTACTGGCATCCGCACAAAAAAAGACCCCCGCCACTAAGGGACGGGGGCAAGGTTGGGAGGAAGATTGCCGGGATATTAGCCCCTCACCGGCAGGGTAACTCTTCAGTCGTCTTTCGAGACTGTAAACTGTGCGGACGCAATAGAGCGAGGGCTGCTGCTCATCCACTTCTGCAAGCCGATTGCATCCATGAAAGTATCTAGGGCATCGATCTGGTTTTCGATCCCCTGAATCATCGTCCGAATAGTCCGGATTTCCTGTTCGGTAATCGCAAATACTTTCTTGGCTTCAGATGTCGTCAGTTCGTTTTTAATTTGTGTGTTCATCGTCATAGTTCCTCTTTACCTAGATGTGTGAGGCGGGCAACCGCGCCCGCCCCTGATTATAAGCACAAGTCATGCAGCCTTTGCAAGCCGATAAATCTTGGCATATCCCCCGCGATGATTGCCGGTGTTGCGCCTGTCGATCTGATAGCCCATCTTTTCAAGCTGCCAGAGATAGGTATAGACGGTTTCTTTCGTGATCCGCAAATTACCGGCAAGGGTAGGAACCGCGATATAGCCAGCCTCTAAGAACCGAAGCATCTTCTTCTGTGTTGAATTCAAGCGGACAGTTACAACGTCTTTCGGCTGCAGGCCGGATTCGTGCAGCGGCTGGCTTGTTTGTTCAGCGAACAATTCGCCCCGCATCTTGCTTATGATCCGGTCCCGCTCGTCACTCCTAATAGCAAGTTCGAAACGATCAGCCAGTGTCTTCAGTTCTGAGAGTAGTTCTGGTGGATACTTCATTGCGTGTGTTCTTTCTGCCCATCGGGCATTGCCTAGCCGAAAACAGCTAGAATGATTAGGACCAGTAGAACGATCCAGACAAGTTTAAACGTAGATGCAATTATGTCATGCATTTAGGACGCTAACCCTTCCAAGTACTGCCAAGACGGACCACCAACAATGGCCCGCACTTGGTCGTTGCGTGTGTACCTTTTCCGCTCGTTGCGGCCAGTTTCACGGGTATCTGGCAAATGTGTTGCCCAGTGTGTAAGCGCATTGTAACCCGCCCACAAGGTCGATCCCAACTCGCGCTTCTCTTCGTTGAACCGCTCCAACATGTAGTTCAAGCGGCGTTCATTTACCGACAAGCGTTCGTCAGTCTTGGCAGCTTCTGTATTCTTTTTGCAGATCGATTCCTTGAGGATGTCGGAAAATTGCTGGTTGGTCAGGCTGGCATTGCGCCACCGCATCATCTGCTCTTTCTGACCAGACCACATGCTAAGGCCCATCGTTGCCTTGCCAATCATCGCTTCCGCCGACACGTGGCCCCGATGAACCTTACGCTGGTGATAGGCTTTCTCACCGCCGAAAACGAGCGTATTGCGGCACAAGTCACGATATGCCCCGCTGAATATCTGCAAGGCCCAAGACATATCAACACTGTTGAACATATCCATCCGGCAGCGTACTACATCGTCACCACCGGCCAACGTCTTAGAGCGGGCCTGTAGATCATGGAAGTAGATTGTCCGGTGAACCCGTGCCCCCTCTTCATAGATGCGATCCACTACTTCGACATTGTCCAACGGCAAGTCAGAAGCTGCCAGTAGGTCAGCTTGTGCCTTGAACAGCGTGTCATGCGGTATGAGTGCGTACGACTTGCCGACGGGCCGGACGTTGAGCAGCCCGCCCGTAGCCTTGTTCTGCAATGCGTGGAAACCATCAAGCGGGCGTGGCTCGACAAACTCAACATCTTGATGTGTATAGGTCGTCTGTGCCTCAATCGGAACCCGCCGTATCTGCCCGAATTTTTCGTATAGGCTCACATCGTCAATGCGCTTATGCGTCACCCATATATTGTCGCCCCGTGCCTTCGAACGGCTGGCGGCTTGGTCTTCAATCGGTATCAAATCGAGTGGCATAACATGCCCCTTTCGTCATTGTTGTGTGGCTGGCGTTGGTGCCAGTTCGTGAATCATGGCACAAAGTTTGCAGAGTGCAAAACATTTTTTGCCCGATCCGGAAGCTGGCGGGCTGGCCCCATCGACTCGCCGCCCGCCCGATCAATCCGCCAGTCCTGCCCCGCCCCCGAACGGACGCACACAAGAAACCTTTAATTGATCCCCAAACTGTTAAGCAATGCGCTGACAATATTTTGAAGCATGGGGCTGACATTATTTGATGCCCCAACGATCCCGCCAGACGCGCCAAGTAATAGCCTGTAGCTGGTATGGCATCAGGCCAAGCTGCCGCGCTGCCTCTTCATATGCAGCCTGTAGGGCGCGGTATTCACGGACGCCAATATTCGATCTGTCGTCAGTCAATCCTACCTTTTCATCATAGGCAATGTTGCGCGCGTGACCATCGATTGTGACGTTGAATTCACCCATGATATCGCAAAAAAACGACGTGATCTTTTGCCCCTTGAGCATCGTTTTTGCCGTGTCGTAGTCCGGACGCGCTGCCAAGATGTCCCAAGCCTTCTGTTTCATCTTGTGATAGGTCGAAACCTTCACAGCGTCGATCCCGTCACCCCGCAGAAAAGCACCGATCAAGGCATCAGCGTTTATGACATTGCGTGACCACTTGTTATTCGGGGAAAGCGCAGCAATAACGGCCACCACCAAGTAAACAGCGATGTCATACTTGGCCGCGATATCATATGCCGCACACTGTGCAGACGAATACCAAGCCATACCGCCCGCCCGCTGGTCATCGTCTGCTGTCTTGTAACATGCAACGATGTTTGCGATCATGCGTTCGTGATCAACCAGTGTTGTTTGTTTTGTCATCGTGTTTTGTCCCTTCGTTAGAAAACGATATCGGAAACCTACGGACGGTAGCCAGTGTGGTCAAGTCTTTTTATTTGTTGTCCCTTTTCGTGCAGCCAGCACGACGGACAACGCAACGCCCCGCCCTCGTTCGTCATAGCTGGCTCACCGCACTTGTCGCACTTGTAGTCAGGGGACAGGGTTGTGTGCTTGTCGCTGACAAAATTACGACTGACAAAATTAGGGCTGACATTATTCAAGGTCTGGCTCCTGTGGTTCGGCGTGGTCCTGTTGCCATTTGAGTTGCAGTTCGTCGTACACTTCAGCCACAGTTTCACCGTGCTTGTCCATGAATTCCTGTCGCGTCATGTACGCGGCGTCCTCTTCCATCTCAATCATCCAGTCGGATACTTTACCCATTGCGTGTTCCTACCTTTGTCTCATAGTTTTCAATGTCACCGATCACGTCATCAATCCTGCCATATGCCAAGTCGAGGTCGCTGTCAATGAGGTCAATGTCTTCGAGTGCGTTCTTTGCCTGCGTGAGAAAGGCACGGATCACTGTCGTCTGTGTTAGCTTGGCGCGGTACACTTCACCACCACCGTGACACTCTGTACAGTAGTACACCGTGCCAACAATCTCACCACCTCGTATAGGGTCCGGTACTGCCTTCTCGCCCTCGACTTTACCATAGCCGCCACACTGCCAGCAGTGACACGACTCGACGTGGTACTCCATCAGCCAAACCTCCCGCTGTCCATTACCAGTTGATACCACTTAGTCATCGCTGGGCACCTCTTCTTCAATCCACTTGTAGTCTGCCCACCAGTTTCTTCGGCCTTGCTCATTATGAGGCTGAAACAGTCCAAAGCGATTGCCCAGAAGACTGTCTGCACCATCCAGACTGCGAACAATACTGTAGTCAATATCACACTTCTCGTCTGTGGCCCTGTTGAAATCCTTAAGGGCGTTAATGATGGTGCGAACCTGTTCTAGCTGCCACTCGTCGAGTTCGATAGTGATCTTTTTCTTTTCCATGCTGCCAATCTCCTTGTGTGTTGGCGTTGCGATACATAACCCATATTGGTAAAAACAATGGGCGTCAAGCAAAAAAAGAGCGGGGCCAGAAAAATCCAGCCCCGCTCTCCACACACACAACAACGAAAGTGTATCCCTACGAACTACCAACCTCGTAGGGAATACCCAGTTTTACCAAGACGTGACGATGCTTGTCAAGCCATCGTTTACACTCCTGTTCGTTTTTGCCGACAAATATTGTCACAAGGCGCAGATAGTCTACAGCCTGCTTCCTCTTGACAAGTTCGCGGCTTGTCTCCCCGATGCGTACGGACGACACTGGAGCGACAACTTCCCACCGCCATCGATTGACAATCCCTATCTCTAGGGGTTTAGTTTTCAGGTTGTTCTTCATCACTGTCCTCGTCTAGGGCGTCCAAGTATATGTCGATGCCCTCACGCATCAAGTCAGACACAGCGACTTGTTCCCTGCTTGTCTTCTGTAAGCGTTCGGAGTGTGCAGCCAGTCTGTCGTACTGACTGACTGACATTAACAGACTATAGGTCTTTGTCGGTTCGTCGATCTTGGCTGGTCTTCCCATCACGAATGTCCTTCTTGGCTTGTTTGTCTTTTTCCCTAGTACGTTTGTCAGGTATGACTTGTTTACCGTACTTACGTAACTGTTTAGCTATAGGGTTGATTCTATTGATCCTTTTCATAACAGGGTATCCCCTATAGGGTGTTGTTCTTTGTATGTAATCGATTTGTCAACAGGGGTCAAGTGATTTTTTGTGTTGACAATATTTGCCATGTGGATTACCCCAGTGTCATGTCTCTTGACAAAAAGGAACACAACGATGAAGTCACCAGCTTGGTTAGCAGGGTATGTCGAGACACTCGACTTTCCTGCGCTGACAAAATACCGATCCGACTGTCCTGTCTGTGGTAAGAAGAACACATTCAGCGTGACGGACGACGGCATGCAACGTATGTGGTACTGTTTCCACGCTGACTGCAACGTGTCAGGCCGCACTGGCATCACCCTGACAAAGGAACACGCAAGCCGTGCCCTGCGTCACTCGCAGGCTTTGGTGCCTGCTCCTTCCCGTACTAATAACACTTACGAGATACCTGACACATTTGTCAGTCTTTCCCGTAACTTAGATGCTGAACTGTACGTGAAGCGTGTCAATTCGTACGATGCGTACCTGTCTGGCAGGGCTGACATTCGTTACGACTTCAAGCGTAATCGTGTTGTCTTTCTTGTCAAGGACGGTAACAAAGTTGTAGATGCAGCAGGGAGATCGATTGATGCTAGAGGCCCTAAGTGGTATCGTTACGGTGATAGTAAGAGACCTTTTGTTTGCGGAATTGATACTTGTGCTGTTGTCGTAGAGGACTGCGCCAGTGCGTGTGCTGTGTCGAACAATGCGACGGGCGTGGCTCTCTTGGGTACTAATCTTCTTACCGAACACATTGACGTTTTGAAACAATATGACCGTGTGTTCATCGGACTTGACAAGGATGCCACTGACAAGGCTATAGGTATGGTACGTACGCTGCACACGCACGTGCCGACACGACTGATGGTTCTTCGAACCGATTTGAAAAACATGCAAAGGGACGAACGGGATGACTTCATACGATCCTACATCGATAGATAAACAGATACTTGGCTTCTGCCTGAACTTCGAGTTTTTCTCGAAGGTGTCCAACACAGTGACACGTGACATGTTCACGAAAGAAATGCGTGACGTATTCGACGTGATAACCTACACGCACACCACCTACGAGTGCGACATCACTGTAGGCGAACTGTCAGTCCTCTTCAATGACCGCAACCCTGCTATGCCGGACTCGACACGAGAGCGGGCACAGGAACTGATTCTCACCCTAGACGAGGGCAACCCACACAACACGGACATGCACCTCGACATGGTGCGTAACTTCTGGCTGCGTGACCGTGCCCGGATTATCGGCGAGAAGGCCATTGAGATATTCACAGGCGAGAGCGAGGACTTTGGTGAGTTGCGGTCTATGGTCGAGTCTGTCGAGGACGGACGCATGTCTGACCGCACCACCTATGAAGAGGTGACGGACAGCCTCGACGAACTGCTCGACGCGAACACCGGAGAGCCTGACTTCCCTTTTGAGTTCGGCCTGATCAACGAGCGTGTGGCTGGCCTCGACAGGGGCAACTTGGGTATCATCTTTGCTCGTCCGGAAGTGGGCAAGACGACATTCTGCTGCTTCCTAGCCGCTTCGTATGTGCGGGCCGGACACAAGGTTGTCTACTGGGCAAACGAGGAGCCTGCTGAGAAGATCAAGATACGTCTCATACAGTCGTTCTTCAACATCACACGCAAGGAACTCGACGACAACCGCGCCAAGTACACACCGATGTACGAGCGGGATGTGATGCCGTACCTTAAAGTGATGGCCGCTGTGGGCATGGGCGTCGAGGAGGCGGACTCGTATGCAAAGCTGAACAAGCCGGACATCATGTTCATGGACCAGCTTGACAAGTTTCGCATATCCGGCGAGTACAATCGGGGTGACGAGCGGCTCAAGGAGACGTATGTTCACGCACGTGAGATTGCCAAGCGTAACAAGATGCTGGTGTGGGCTGTCAGTCAAGCGTCAAACGACGGACATGACCGTCAATTTATTGACTACAATATGATGGACAACTCGAAGACGGGCAAGGCCGGTGAGGCCGACATCATCATCGGCATCGGCAAGACAGGAGCGAGTGACGTAGAGAATATCGTGCGGCACATCTGCATTTCAAAGAACAAAATCAACGGATGGCACGGACCTATCAACGCACAGATTGACGTGCATCGTGGAGTGTACTACTGATGAAGTTTGGGGATGTGGCACCAGACGGGCGAGTATTCATAGGGTATCGTCTTAAAAAAAGAAAAGACGGTACTTTCAGAAAGCAAGTACGATGGGTTTCACCTGCTTACTACGAAAGAATGAGAACAAACATCAATAAACGAAGATTGTGGAAAATAAGGAGAAGGAGACACTGGCTGAACAACTATAAAATTAAAAAAGGTTGTGAAAGGTGTGGCTATAACACCCACGGTGTCGCATTACACTTTGATCACATAGAGCCGCCAAAGAAAGTTGATCAGGTATCTAAGATGCTAAAGGGAGGAAGAAGAAAGTTGATTGAGGAGGTTAGGAAGTGCAGAGTGTTATGCGCCAACTGTCACGCGATAAAAACATGGGAGGATATACAGAATGAACGTACTGACGTTTGACGTGGAGACAACTCACACGCACAAGACAGGTGGCGGCACCACTGCCCTGCCCTACTTTGGCAACAGTCTCGTAGCGATAGGATACAAGTGGCTGGTTAGTACGGTCACCTACGACTGTTACTATCACTCTACGGAGCAGGCAACACCCGATGCGTTCGGCAAGTTTCAACTGGCACTGAACCACGCAGACATACTCATCGGACAGAACATCAAGTTCGACTTGCAGTGGGTACGTGACTGCGGGTTCGTATACAACGGAGATATCTATGATACTATGGTTGCGGAGTATGTTCTATCCAAAGCGAGACGATGGCCTCTTGGACTTGCTGCTCTTGCAAAAAAGTATGACACGGTGCAAAAAGAGAAAGACCTCGTTCAGCCGTACTTGGACGAGGGTAAGACGTTTTATGATATACCGTGGGAGATAGTACGCGAGTATGGCATCGCTGATGTCATAAGCACCGAACAGGTCGCACTCAAACAACTGGATGCCTTTGGCACTACATTCGAGGACTTATACAATGAACGACTTACTACCGACACTGCGTCTGTCGCTTGAGATGACTGACACGCTGGCCCGTATCGAACGCAACGGACTACGCATCAACCTAGATACCCTAGACCAGATAGAGAAGCAGTATCAGGATGAATTCGATGCACTCGAACTGCGCCTCAACGACATGGCGCGTGAGGCTATGGGTGACACACCTATCAGCCTGACCAGCCCCGACGACAGGTCGATGCTGCTCTACTCACGCAAAGTAAAAGACAAGAAGACGTGGTCGAGCATATTCAACTTAGGCATGGAGCGGCGTGGTGCTACGATGAAGCCAAAGCAACGTACTCGCATGTCAGGAAAAGACTTTCGTCTCGCTGTACGTAACAACACCGATGTCGTATATAGAACAATTGGTGAGAAGTGTGCGGGCTGCTTGGGTTTCGGACGTGTACACCTCGTACGCAAGGACGGTACACCAAGCAAGGCACCACGCATCTGCAAGGCTTGTGAGGGCAAGGGCGTGGTCTATCGTCCGACAAACGAGGTGGCTGGCTTCAAGGTGGTGCCGCGCAACGTGCGTGACGTGGCGGCTGCTGGCTTCAAGACGGACAAGGACACACTGGCCGAACGTGAACTCGAACTGTCGGGTCCGGCTCGTGACTTCGCATCAGCATACGTACGCTATAACGCTCTTCGCATGTACTTGGGAACTTTCGTAGAGGGAATGAAAAACAATGTCGATGATCACGGAATCGTACATCCGGAATTTATGCAGTGTGTTACGGCGACGGGTCGCCTTTCGTCTCGTAACCCGAACTTTCAGAATATGCCACGTGGTAATACCTTCGAAATACGCAAAGTTGTCGAGAGTCGCTTCGAGGACGGCAAGATCATTGAGGGCGACTACTCGCAACTCGAATTCAGAGTGGCAGGATTTCTAGCCCACGACGAACAGGCCTATGCTGACGTGAGGGCTGGCACGGACGTACACAGCTACACGGCAGGGGTGATAGGCTGCTCACGTCAAGAAGCGAAGGCACACACCTTCAAGCCTCTGTATGGTGGCACTACGGGCACAGAAGCCCAGCAACGCTACTACAGGGCCTTCAAGGAGAAGTATGGGGGTGTAGCCCTCTGGCACGAAGACCTGCAGCGAGAGGCCGTTGAGCGGCGAGTAGTCACCCTTCCGTCTGGCAGGCAGTATGCTTTCCCCGATGCGCGTTGGACAAAGTACGGCACGGCTACACACCGCACAAACATCTGCAACTATCCTGTGCAGGGCTTTGCAACGGCTGACTTGTTGCCCGCTGCTCTCGTCCGGCTCGACAAACTATTCATGGAAAACGAACTGCAGTCGGTGATATGCAACACGGTTCACGACTCTATCGTGATCGACTGTCATCCTGACGAAAAGGACATTGTTGTCAGGCTGATGCGAGAGGCTATGCTGTCCCTGCCTGAAGAGACGATGCGTCGGTACGGCATAGAATATGACATGCCCGTCGAGATTGAAATAAAAATGGGCGATAATTGGCTTGACTTGGCTGTAGTCGATTAGTAAGATCAGTCTACAACCATTCTAACGTAAAGGAGATCGTGAGATCATGTTAGGGACAGAAATAGTAAATATGATGGACAACGACTTGGACAACATCGTAGCGGCGATGTCGAGTGACAACGTCGAAGATATGATGAAACTTACTGGTCAGGGCGGTGGATCGACTGAGAAAGTCGGACTGCCCCGCCTGAATATCAACTACGATCAGGAGACTGATGACGGTCAGACCCTCGTGCGAGGCGACTGGAAGATGTTTCTTGACGGACGTTTCATCTACGCCAAAGAGGTGAAGCTTCGGGCGTTGCTGCGTACCTACGAGTATTCTATGTGGGACTCTGAGGCCAACGAGGGTAAGGGCGGCTTCTCATGCAAGTCAGTCCAAAAGAACACACTGGGCGGAGACTTCCCCGACACGCAGGGCGGCAACAAGTGCGGACGTTTGTCACGTGACGAAGAGGAAGCCCTAGATAAGGATGATGTTCGTTACCTGACTTCTCGTGCTGTCGTCTGCAATCAGGTAATCTACGGACGCATCAGCGGGTCATTCCGTACGTCCGATGGTACGCCTGTTGAGGTGAGCGAGGAGCCGGTGATTGCTTACTTCAAGCGGTCAGGGTTCAAGCCTATCGCCGACTTCATTCAGGGGCTTACCAAGCAGAGCAAGCTGATGGCGCAGACAAACATCTTGCTGCGTACCAATCGGCAGAAGAAGGGCAGCGTGACCTACTGGACACCGATGCCTACGTTCGATAGCACTGTAGCTATTACGGACGACGATAAGGAACTGTTGGGGACTTTCGTAGAGACTGTGAAGGGACACAACGAAAACGTAATGAATGGACACAGGGAAGCATCTAAGCTTATGTCAGACGATAGCGACATCGATCTGGCGGCGGATTTCAAAGATGCTGACGCTGCTTAACATTCAGGACTACATGTCTAAGGCTCTGCGTGGGGAGGTTGCGATCTCCCCCGCAAGTCTTTCTGAGTTTGTAGACACCACAAAGTATTCTGTAGAGCGGCAACTCACGGACAAACGCGGTGAGTATCGCATACGTATGTCCGGATTGGGCCGTCCGCTCTGTCAGCAAGTCCTTGAGAAGAAGGGCCACAAGGAGTCGATGCAGTACAATACGCTGTTTCGTTTCTTGTTTGGAGACATAACAGAGGCTATCCTGATGCTTGTCATGCGGGAAGCCGGTGTAGACATCGTAGATGCTCAACGACAGGTCGAACTGACGCTGGGGGATCACACAGTCAGGGGCACTCTCGACGTTATCATACGTGACGAGACAGGCACAGAGAAGGTGTGGGACATCAAGTCCGCAAGCGACTGGGCCTTCAAGAACAAGTTTACTGGATTCGGCGGCTATGACTCCCTGAAGAATGATGATCCATTCGGGTACGTCATGCAGGGCTTCCTCTATGCTGCAGCTACGGACATGCCCTTCGGTGGCTGGATCGTAGTCAACAAGTCTAGTGGTGAGGTGGCTATCGTCGAGGCACCTGAGTGGCAGGAAGAGGACCGTGTCAAATACTTGGCAGATGCAGTAGAGCGCGTCAAGTTCTTGACAGACCCTGATGTCGAGGAGTTCAAGCCCTATCCCGACGAGTTCGAGACGTACCGCCGTAAGGGTGAAACCCTGCGTACGGGAAACAAGGTGCTGTCGAAGGAGTGCAACCTCTGCGGATTTCGCGAACACTGCTGGCCCGATGCAGTCCTACACGCCCGTGTGACTTCACAGGCTAAATCTCCGCCCCAAGTCTGGTATACCAAGCTAAAAACAAAGGAACTGTAACATGCCCTACCTCTTCGTTCGAGACTACGAGGTAGAACTGATGGAGATGAACAAAGACCTTCATCACGTGTATGTCGAGTCGCACAGGGCTAGTGGAGGTGAGCGTAAGCTTGTTCGTTTGCGTTTGAATGAGCGGGCACTGCCCCTCACTCTACGCGACAACTACAGTGACTTGGGCGCACTCACGTCGGACACTGAGAAACGAGACATCACCACACTCGAATCTGAACTGCAGAAGATAGGCAGACTCTCACACTCTGGAGTTATTGTATGCGTCCCACTGAATCGTTTGACAAACGAACTGTCTACAATAGAAAGACTTTCCCCAAGAGTGGCAGGGTACGTGATACAAAGAATGGGATCAATAGGAATGCAAATATGAAGCGGGGCAATCGCAAGGCTGGGTTCCGGTCTAATTTTGAGTTGGGTATAGCAAAAAAACTCAGCAGCAAAAAAATTCCGTACGAGTACGAGCAGATGCGACTCACGTACATACCCAAGCCTCGCACCTACACTCCAGACTTTCACCTCACCAAGCACAACATAATCATTGAGGCGAAGGGCTACTTCGACAAGGGGGACAGGGTCAAGATGCTTCTGATCAAGGAGCAGCATCCTGACTTGGACATTCGTATTGTCTTCTTGAATGCACGTAATAAAATTTACAAGGGCAGTAAAACCACGTATGGTGCGTGGGCCGACAAGAACGGGTTCGAGTGGGCAGAAGGCTCTATACCAGAGGAGTGGCTAAAAGATGACGACGATTGATGAGGGTGAATTTGAAAAGGCAACCCTGATGCCTAACCGCTGGTACATCATCCTGCGTAAGATCGACGAGGAAAGCTTCCAAGTATCTGCGTACGATACGACAACGGAAGAAGATGACGAATTCTACGAGGCCGGTACGATTGTAACAAACGGCATGATGGAACTCCTAGAGTCTGACTTTGACAGGGTCATGGAGGCGGGTCTCGCTCGTCTTGCGTTTGACAACGTCAAGGAAAAGTTGCTTAATGAAACAAGCAACGATGATGGTCCGACTGTAAAGCACGAGGACGGCACCAACATAGTCAAGATAGACTTTGGAAAGACGCAGTGATGAGACACGAGGCATACATGAGAGAGCAGGCTACAAAGAATGATAACGTCAACAGTCCGGCACACTACAATCAGGCAGGTATCGAATGCCTTGATGCAATCGCAGCGGCGACGGGTGATGGGTACGAGTACTACCTGCAGGGGAACATCATCAAGTACCTCTGGCGGTACAGATACAAAAACGGAATCGAAGACCTCAAGAAAGCACAGTTCTACCTGAACAGATTGATCGCAACAAAGGATGATAACAATGAATAATTTGCTACCAACACCATACCAAGAATTTATACATAAGTCGCGCTATGCACGGTGGATTGAGGAAGAAGGGCGTCGTGAGAACTTCGACGAAACCGTGTTCCGCTACACAAATTTTATGGCAAACCACGTAAAGAAAAATCACGACTTCGAGATACCGGATCGTGACCTGCTCGACATCCACGATGCCATTCTCAGCCTAGAGATCATGCCATCCATGCGGGCTATGATGACTGCAGGACCGGCTCTCTCACGGGACAATATCTGCGGGTACAACTGTTCGTACATACCTGTCGATCATCCACGTGCGTTCGACGAGTGCATGTACATCCTGATGTGCGGCACTGGTGTCGGCTTCTCTGTTGAGCGTGAGAACGTCGATAAGCTGCCGATCATCTCCGACAACTTCAGCAAGTCCGACACAGAGATAAACGTAGCTGACTCGAAGCCGGGATGGGCCAGAGCATACCGCGAACTCATCGCCCTGCTCTACGCTGGTCAGGTACCCCGCTACAACGTAGATGGTGTTCGTCCTGCTGGTGCGCGGCTCAAGACTATGGGTGGACGTGCGTCGGGGCCACAGCCGTTGGTTGACCTGTTCAACTTCACCATAGACACGTTTACAAAGGCGAAGGGACGCAGACTCTATCCTATCGAATGCCACGACATCATGTGCAAGGTTGGTGAGGTTGTTGTCGTCGGCGGTGTACGTCGCTCTGCCCTGATCTCCCTGTCGAACCTCAACGATGATCAGATGGCACACGCCAAGTCGGGGCAGTGGTGGGAGCATGAGGGTCAACGCGCCCTAGCTAACAACTCTGTAGCCTACAAGAACAAACCAGAGATGGGTACGTTTATGCGGGAGTGGCTTGCACTCTACGACTCGAAGTCGGGAGAGCGTGGCATTTTCAACCGCGAGGCAGCAGACAAGCAGGTTGCCCGTAACGGACGACGCGAGACAGGATATATGTGGGGTACGAACCCGTGCAGCGAAATCATCCTGCGTCCCTACCAGTTCTGTAACTTGTCGGAAGTTGTCGTGCGTGAAAGCGACACGCTAGAAAGCCTGAAGAAGAAGGTACGCCTAGCAACGATCTTGGGCACCCTGCAGTCCACACTCACTGACTTCAAATACTTGAGGAAGATATGGAGAGACAACACGGAAGACGAACGATTGTTGGGCGTTTCCTTGACTGGTATCATGGATCATGGCGTCCTCTCAAAGACTACGGACTCAAAGCGTTGGCTAGAGGAGATGCGCCAAGTTGCTATCGACACGAACCTCAAGTATGCAAACATGCTTGGAATCCCACAAAGCAGTGCTATTACTTGTGTCAAGCCATCGGGCACTGTGTCACAACTCGTAGACGCCGCCAGCGGAATTCACGCCCGTCACAGTAAGCACTATGTGCGTACGGTGCGGGGTGACTCGAAAGACCCCCTGACGCAGTTCCTTATGGACTCTGGGGTGCCTGCTGAACCGGACATCACGAAGCCTGACTCTGTTGTAGTGTTCTCGTTCCCTATGCAGTCGCCGTCTAACGCTATCACACGGACAGACATGTCCGCTGTCGAACAGCTTGAGTTGTGGAAACTCTACGCCCTACACTGGTGCGAACACAAGCCGTCTATCACCGTCACCGTCAAGGAGGAGGAGTGGATGGACGTGGGTGCGTGGGTGTATGAGAACTTCGATGTGGCGTCTGGTGTGTCGTTCCTGCCCTTCTCTGATCATACGTACCAACAGGCTCCATATCAGGACATCGAACCTGACGAGTACCTTGAGTGGAAGGATCGGATGACCTACGTCAACTTGGACTGGTCCCGCCTCACAGACTTCGAACGCGAAGACAATACGACAGGCTCACGTGAACTTGCGTGTACTGCTGGTGCGTGTGAAGTCGTGGACTTGAGTGCAGCGTAGGGGGTGGACAGTGGGAAAGCTTACTGTAGAGTGTATAGAGGAACACGAAGACGGTTCAGCCACCGTAGTGTTTGAGTGTGACGATGACACGAGAAAACAACTCATCAACGAGGGACTTATCTCGCTCCTCAAAAAAGCCGTTGATATGGAAGCAGGAGAAGGGATGGATTCAGTACAATCCGCCTCGAAACCACCCCTGCTACAAAGAATGGAGAGAGAAAGTTGATCGAAGTCAAGATAACACCTGAGATCATAGCCCGTGCCAAAAAGAAAGCTGCCACTGTAGGCAATCTACAGGGCAGCATCACGGGTAGCTTGAGTAATGTCGTCGGTGCGATAGGTGAGATCATCGTAGCCGATATCATCGACGCAGACCAGTCGAACACCTACGACTATGATTTGGTGAGGGACGGGGAGCGGATCGACGTGAAGACGAAACGCTGCAACACACGTCCCCTTCCACACTACGACTGTTCGGTGGCTGCACACGGAGCCAAACAGGACTGCGACAGTTACGTGTTTGTACGCATCCTGACCGATTCATCGCAGGCGTGGATACTTGGTAAGATTCCGAAGCAAGACTTCTACACAAAAGCGACGAAATACCAACGGGGCGACGTAGACCCCGCAAACGGCTTTGAGTTCAAGGCCGATTGTTACAATCTACCTATTAGTGAGTTGTCCGATGTCAAACAAAGCGTCTCTGTTTAAGTTCGAAGCGAATCTTCTTACCAATGGAAAGGTCGAGTTGCTTTGTGAATCTGTTAAGCCCGAAGAGTTCGAGGGCGTGATCAGCAAAGGGTTGCCGGAGTACGATGGTGGGCACTCCATAGCAACCCTGCTGAGATATCTGAAGTCTTGGTCAAACGAGGCTATGGATAAGTCGGCCAGATATATCTAGCTTTTACCCTTGCCATCTGCAGCATAGAACGGCACCCTCTCACCGGCATCATTCGTGACCATCTTTAGTTTGCCTCCGCCTGCCATCATCGGCATATTTGGCATCTTCGGCTGCTGCATCGCCTGATTCTGCATCATGTTTTGTTGTTTCTGCGTTGTAGTCATCATGCCCCCCGCTTGAGCCTTCTTGCGGGGTTTCTTTTTGGTGGTAGCCATGCCGCCGTACATCATCGGCTTACGTCTTGACATGCCCCCATACATCATGGCCTTGCGCTGGCCGTTGTTGTACATTTTCATCGGTTCTCTCCTAGTTTTAAGGTTGCCCAAATAGTCTCTGAGCGTCTGTTTCTGGTGCTGGATCGGTTCGTGGTATTACAAGGTCTTGGAATGCAAAGCCCAAGTCTGCCCTAGATCGGATGGTTCTGCTATCGTCTGTGGTTGTAGGTCCACCCATAGTGAATTCGTAACCAGTGCCTGTTCGTACTCTGAGTGGTTCTGGCTGGTGCGTAGCGTTGTAGCGTTCAAGTCCGATGGATAGCATCTGGAACATCTGCTTGTTCTTTTCGAATGGCAAGGGCTTTCCTGTGCGGACCATCTCCATAAACAACTCACCAACTTTAGGATTCTGAATGATTTGCGTCAGCATGGACATATTTCTGTTACGCATCTGTTGGAGGACAGCCTCCGTACCAACATACCTGAAGCTTACAACGCCGCGATTGATTGCATAGAAGCGGCTTATGTAGCTTTCTACGGAGAATGCACGGGGTATGCCCGTAAACCTGACGCGGTTATCAAGTTTAGTCTGTTCCTCTGCCATAAAAGCAAGGACTGACTTGTATGTCTTGTATGCTTCCGGACCTACAGCGTCCTCTACTGCCCTCGCTACGGCAGGATCGTTGATTCCCAGAAGAGAGTTTAACTGGTTCATGTCTACGTCGTAGTCAGGGGTCAGTCTCTCTGCACCACCTACCATAGTCTTGCCGGTGTTTGCGGTGAATGTTCCAGTTGCCTTGAAGGCTCTATTGGTGATGGCTTCACTGACAACAGAACGCATTACTTCTGATATCTCGTCATCATTCAGCTTGCCAACGGTCTTGAGGTGATTCTTGAGAAGGGCTATCCTCTCTGGACCGCCCCCAACTAATACGTCTGCAGCCTTCACAGCGTCGAGATTTTCAGGACTGTATCTGCGTAGAAACTCTATGGAGGTCTGTACGCCGCTCTTGACTACGCGAAGCTGCCTGCTGACCTCCCCTGCATTTTCTTTCGCTGCCTTTTTCATCATCGACTGAGCGTTTGCAAAGGCAATCTCACCGACTGTGTCTTCAGAGAATTCCATCATGTGTCTGAATATTTTGTTGGTGTTCATAAGGGCGACGACATTGCCGTCTGCGTCTATGCCAGTGAACAACTGTTCGTACTTCGAAGACATGTCCTCAAATTGTTTGAAAGTAAGATCGTCGCGTTTCAGAGAGTCCATGATCCACTGCCTATACGTAGCAGCTATAGACTCCTTAACAAAACGTCCCTCTAGTGTTCGTAGGTCAATTCTTCGTGTACCGTCCGGCTGCAAAGTTCCCACAGCTTTTACAAGTCGTGCAAAGTCTCTGTCTGCTACTGCCTTGTCCTTGTTAGTCCACGTAGCCACATCAAGCCACGTAGTTGGGGGGTTGTCGCCATAATCCATTCCGCCGGGGTTGTCTACGGTTCTGCCTTTAAATACTCGCGGCTCTCCCTTGAATGTATTCGTGCCCAACCAAGTTGATACCAGAGGGTTGCCTCCCTCCCAGCGATTCATAAGGTTACTCCAGCCTTCATCGGCAACACGCAAGGCTTGACGAACCGGCATGTCTACTTGTGTACCGTCTGGCAGAGTTACTGCTGCTATCAAGTCACCAGCATCTATACGGTTGCCTTGAGAATCGGTTACGGTAAAGTTGCCCAGAGCCTCGTCGGCTGTCAACTTGAGCCTCTTGTAGTCGGCCTGTGCAGCGTTATTTTTTGCCTTGCCTGCTCTAAACGACAGTTGTCCCAAGCTTTCGCGGGCTTCTTTAATTTGCAAGAAGTCTAGGGGAAATACTTCTACGTCTATCCCCCTTGCAGCATTCTCGTCACGCATAAATTTGACGACTGCAAGAGACTCAGGTACGCCTGTTGCTAGTTGATTTCCTGCACGAGCCTTAGTAGCTTCGATAATGTCCTCTACCTCGACGCCTCGCTTTGCAGCAAGAATAGAAAGTGAGTTTTCCGCTGCACCTGTAAGTGTTCTCAAAAGCTTGTTCATGCTCCCCGTGTTCACGGAGTTCGGATTCATAGCTACCAACAGGTCTATGTTTTCGTCCTTGCCCATGACGGAGAATATGTCATCCAGAAGCTTGCCGCCGTCTGATGTGGCGATTCCCATGACTCGTTGACCATCCGGCCCCGGCATACGGAATATCTGTCCGTTTAGACTTTTATATGGCAGGGAAGCATTTTGATATGCCGTAGAGCGGAGGTTCTCCATGCCCAGTGCAAACAAATCAGATGGTTTTCTGTAGAGAGGAAGTACACCATCTTCTGCAGCGTCAGGGAAAGCATCGGGAGTGATCCTTTTAACATCCTGCCCTGTAGGCAACGCCCTGCGAACAACAGTCTTCAACTGGGATGTGATCTCATCAGAGAAAGCGTCAGACGTTGCTTCAATCTGTTGACGCACCTCTACACCCTTTGCCGGATCGATGAATTGAACGCCATCTCCCTTGAGACGAGCAATTACTGCAGGCATGTTTTCGAATGAGTCGGGCGACATGTGATGGGCAAGACCCGTTTGATCACCCCTAATCGTAGCAAGTGCTATTTCCACTCCATTATTTTTTACAAACTCCATATCAGCATCTAGCTGACGTATCTTGTTTTCGGAGTTTTCAAGAGCAGCTTGTACGGTATCATACAGTTTTTTGACTCCAGAACCTTCCTCACGTGCTTGGGGATTTGATCCCAGCCTTTCAAACAAAGAACGAAGTTCTGCTGTAAGTTGTCCTTGCGATAGTCGAATGTTTTGCAATTCGCGGGATGCCAGATCAAAGCCTGCCGTTCCCGGAGCGTCCAAGTCCATACGCATACCCTCTTCGAGAGTTTGCAGGATAGACAGCTTGAATATGTTAGCTGCTGACTTGTTGGTAAGTTCTGCTGGAACGCCTGCCCGTACTAGTTCTGCGGACAACTCGTCAAAATACTTTACACGAGCCATAACACCGGCAACAAAGTCGGGGTCCATTTTTTTCATGTTTTTGCCTAAACGAATGGCGTTCATCAGGTCTTTGGGTGTTGTATACGAACTTGTACCTATTGCTCCCCGCACCAAGTCTTTGACGAATACGGCAGCAGTTCCCGCTTTGCTTGCGCCATACATACTTATTCCCGCAAGACTACCGATTAACTCCCACAGCATCATGTCGCCACCGTAGTTTTGACCTACGATGTTTCCAGCGGCACCACCCAGTATGACCGTAGCGTCAAGCTTTGTCGATGTACGCATAAACGCAGGAACTTCAGACATCGCCACGATGCTGCGTAGTTCGTTTTTGCTTCGATCAATCTGTCGTGTAAGTTCGTCCAGTCTTGCTTGATCGGCAAGAGATGTGGTCTTTCCACTATCTTTAATCCGCTGCCGAATTGCGGCACGTTCTTGAATCTTGCCCCTACGATAGGCTATAAACTTGCCCACCTCTTCCCGCTTGCCGACTGCCAGAGCAGCATCTTCAAGCTGGAAGCCCGCCTTGAGGGCACTGGTGGTTCTGAATCCATTGATGAATGATATAGGTTTGGCGGCAACCCCTGCAGCAAAAGCGATAGGCTTCCCTGCTAGAGGAACATACATAAGCATATCATGTATGACATCACTCTTGACTGTGAAGGTTGTGTTTGTAAAAGGAATGTCAACTTCTTGTTTACGTTTTGCTTGGTAGCGCAGCAGGATGTCATCCGGAGTAGCGTCTGGAAACTTTTTTCGCATGTCGTTTGCAAACAGCTTGAAACGCTGCATCTCTTTTGCGCCACGCAAAGATTGCGCAAGTCGTGTAACTCCCAGAGTAAACTTGGCCTCAACCGCAATGTTTGCCAATGCAGTCGCAGGACTAGAGTAGAAGCGAGAAAGTTGTTCAGCCTGATCGTATGTGATGTCGAGGCCCAGAGCATCGTAGTGGTCTTGAATCGTATCAGGGAGACGAGGCAACCACCTGTCATGCAGGGCTTCTCTTCCCTGCGGTGTACTCAGGTTGTAGCCGCCAATGCCCTCGAAGTTAAGCTGGGCGTTCCACA